CAGAAGAAGGAGCTCAAGCCCACGATGATAGATCACATCAAGAGGCTACAAAGCAAGGGTGGCCGGATCGTTAGTGAACTAATTAAAGATCACGAGATCGGTTACGTCGGAGCTAATGGGAAGGGTAAATCTGAGGTGAGGATCGCCTTCTACCCAGATCACACCTATGAGAGATTAGAAGGCGGCAAGAAAATTAGAGCTGGGTGGAAGGAGATTGTCACCGACCTAGATAAGCTCGCAAAGGATTCTGCGAAGGCCGAGAAAGAAAAGAAAGCTCAAGAGAAAGAGCTAAAGTTCGGCGAGAAGATTAGGGTTACTGAGAAGGAATTTCTCAAGATCTGTAAAGCAAGCGGTGTTAGCCTTGGAGGTGATATCGCAGATATGTGGCCATATGAAGATACATATGACTATGAGACGGTGAATGGAGAAGAGCGCGAGCTCGCATCATGCAGTTACAGCGTCGCTCTAAAGAATCCAGAGTGGACCGGAGAAGATGACGATGACAACGAAGAGTTCCTTGACACCATCTACATAACGTTAACAAGAGACGGCAAGAATCCGGATAAGATTCATGCCGATGATGCGAATAACTAACCCGGAAATCGCTTCCTAGGAAACTCCTGCTTTTTCTTAGGAGCTGACTTTTCCTTAGGCTTTGGACCTACATGGACATGAGGTTCCTCAAAGATATAAAGCTTATAGTCACCAAGGCTGGGTAGCTTATTCGCCTCAGCTCGGATCCTCACATAACCCTTGCGGTCAAGAATCCTCACGTATAGGTCAATGTTACTTGGCCTCCAACCAACTCTCGTCAAGCCGTCAAAAAGCTCTTGGCGATCGAGATAGTAGTCCATATCAACCGGATCAAAAGGATCACGAAGCTTTAGCTTACTAATGAGCTCGCCACCTTTTTCGATCATCAGGTAATAATCAAATACTGGCATAAATCTCCAAATTACTGTTGGCCGGGCTTTAATCGAAGAGTCTCACACAACGTAGAATGCTTACATGTGTTACAACGATTATGTATGTTTGTCTTCAATTTTGATGAGATCCACTCATAGGGATCTCCATCCCGCGCCTTAGCTACACCGTAAGGCATTTCACCGTTGTTGGTGAAAAATTCAAACAGCTCGTCAAACAAGTGATTGGATAATTCCCCGCCGTTAAGAACCTCGCTAACCGCATCTGCGTGTTCTGCTACGATCTGATCAAAGGAATTGGAAGCCATGTTCTTCTCCGAGTAGTCGATAGAGTAATTATATCCTCTTCATGGTTCAAAGTACACAAGTAATTGATTGTCTATTTTGACCTTTTAGGTGACCTCTAGATAAATATCTCCGTACATGATAATGTTTCTAGCAAGAGACAAGGAGAAAATCACATGGCAACCCTAGTATCTCCAGGCGTTAGCGTAACAATTGTTGACGATAGCTTCTACATTCCGGCTTCTGCGCCGACGGTTCCTCTTATCTTCCTCGCTACTCGCGCTGACAAGAAGAAAACGGATGGAACGACCGCCGCTACAGGTGCCTTGGAACATAGCATCGTTCGTACCGTAACCGGGCTCAACTCTTCTGTTGACCTGTTCGGAGTTCCAGTTTTCCGCCAAGACAATTCGCTCAATCCTCTGCATGGAGACTGCCGTAATGAGTACGGTTTGTTCGCCCTGAACCAGGCATTGACAGTTTTGAACTATGCGTACACCGTACGCGCAAACATCGACCTCGCCGATGCTGATGTAATCACGCTAGTATCTGGTACTGTGTCTCAAACGGGAACCGGTAACGGTACCCTTAGTAGCGTTGCTGTTAATCAAAATACAGCATCGGAAGAGCTGTGGACGATGACAGCGACTTCAGCTACCAACTTCACCGTCTCTGGATTTGTATCTGGATCGCAAACGGCGGCGGCTGTCGGTACTCCATATAACAATGGAATCGTTTCCTTTACGATTGCAGCTGGCGGAACCGCGTTCGTGGCTGGCGATACGTTCAGCTTCACCGTGAGCGCAAGCGTAGCATCGAACCCACTCGGTAATAATGACGCCGCAAAACGCACGGCAATCGTTACTGCATTGGCAGCTGAAATTAACTCTAACCCAGACGTACGTTCGGAGCTGTATGAGTACAACCTCATCCTCTGCCCTGGTTACCATGAGTTAGCTGATGAACTGTTAGCGCTGAATGATTCTATCAAGGATGAAGCTTTTGTCATCTCAGATTGTCCATTCGACCAATCTCCAGAAGATACTGCAACGTGGTCTCTGACTACAGCCCGTAAGAACAGCGAAAACATCGCTTACTACTACCCACACGCTAAGGCGTCTAACCTAGACGGAGTCGACGTTTTCGTGGCTGCCTCTGGTGTAGCGCTGAAGACGATCGCCTACAGCGATAGCGTTGGTGAAGTTTGGATGCCGCCAGCTGGATTCCGTCGTGGTGTTGTTCAAGGCGTAGCTGACATCGGATACGTTACCGGAACGCTGGGAACCGCAACAACGTTTGTTTCGGCCCCGATCAACAACGGTCAGCGTGACGTTCTGTACGCAAGCGCTAAGAACATCAACCCGATCTCGTTCTTCCCTGGTCAAGGTATCGTCGTCTTCGGTCAGAAGACCTCTTATTCGTTGACTTCGGCTCTGAGCTCGATCAACGTTATGCGTATGTTGGATAAGGTTAAGCGTGATATCCGTAAGGCATCTTATGCCTACCTCTTCGAATTGAACGATCGCATCACACGCGAATCTATCAAGGCGATGATCGACAACTACCTCAATGATATCATGCTCCGTCGCGGTGTTTATGACTTCTTGGTAGTTTGCGATGAGTCGAACAACACGCCAGTTCGTATCGACCGCAACGAGCTCTGGGTTGATATCGCTATCAAACCAGCCCGCGCAGTTGAATTCATCTACATCCCGATCCGCGTGGTCGCAACCGGAGCTAACCTTTAATTAGGATAGTTCACAAGATAAAGGGACTCTTCGGAGTCCCTTTATTTTGCTTAGTTCTTAAAATAGGAGGGCATCTACACTAAAGCGGCCAGATCCAGCCAGAATGGTAACTAACAACATGAAAACGTAGATCACCTCAGGAAGATAGAGGTAGTCATCTACACGGTCACCGACATTGATCGGGTTGTAGGCGTTCACCCGCTTGGTAGCTTCGCATCCGCAAGCTACCAAGCAGATGATTGTTAGCACCATAGCGTTAAAAGCTGATAAAAAACCGATTGTTAGCATGACGCCAGATGCCAATTCCCATGAAGGAACCCACCATTGCATGAAGCCGACAAATGGAACCTTATCATCCTTCAAAGTTTGAGTGATGTTCTTGTGGCGACCTTTATTGAAGAGCTTGTTAAATCCGCTAATTCCGAAGAATACACCGGCGGCGCCGCGAATCATAGCGAGAGCTGCATCATGACTTTGTAGACCATGAGCGGCAACATCAACAGCGGTGGTAATAAAATTCATGTTGTTCTCCTAATTTAAGGTGAATGATGGAAGTTAGTCGATGGAGTAATTATATCTTTGTTTGCTCAAAAAGTACACAAATTTTCACACCAAAGATCTTTTGCTATCGACTTCCGATAGCTTCTCCTAAGGTTGCAAAGTCAGGTGACTTAAAGAATCTACCAAACCTAGATCGAGTTACCCAGATGTAGATTCCAGGGCTCTCTGGATGGAATAGTAGCTCAGTGCGCAGGCCAAGAAATTTTTTCATGCATCACCGATTGACCGAGGAACAGCAACGATCTCGCAAGATTCAGACTTGATCACGACGACGTCTGGCTGGTCGCGTGTAAGAGCAGCCATCGCGGTGATAGCATTATCAAGAGTATCATGACCAGGACCGATGACCTTTCCAGAGAAACGGTTGATCGTGTAATACTCTAAAATTTTTGTTTCCATCATGCTTCCTTAGAGATGAGTTTCTTTGCTTCGGCGATCGCAGCTTCTTTTGCTGCGCGTTTTTCTTCGGCTACTTTTTCTTTCTTGGCGGCCTTGAAGTGTTCTACTGCTTTGTAATAGTCCATGTGATGATACTTTTGCGGATCTTTACCATACCGCCGCATGATCTCCTGCCACTCAACTCCGTGCCCTTGTATGGTATGGCCTTTCAGCTCAAACTTGTCGAACTGAACCAGGTGTCCCATCTCGTGGGGGATGACATTGTTAAGAAATTCCTTGACGTTATCGCGATAGAGGACCAGGTTGATTCCGATCTTCATGTTCGGATATGCGCGACCTGCGGTTTTTGGATCATGGTCGCAAAGGTCAAATTCGACTCGGACTGGAATAGGTATGTGCGTTCCGAGTTCTTTGTTAGCGATCTTGGCGTAGGTGTTTGCGCAGCGTTGAGCAGCTTCCATAAGCTCCTCATCGCTATATTGTGTTTCGTGCTCGGTGTTCTCGTTCATTTGATAGAGCTCCTTAGTCGATGAGTAATTATATCTTAGCTCATTCTTGATGTAAACAAGTTTTTAGACAGCCTTCCAAACTCGGACATAATTAACGTTGAAAGCGTTAGTTTTCCCGGTAGGAGTTGTAGAATCTGGAGACCCAGAAGCGCTTCCGAGCTGAAGGCTTAACAGAACATACATCGGTTGATTGAAGTAATGTGCTGTATCCATCCACTTCGACCCAACTTGTTTTCCATCAAAATAGAAGGTAATTCCATCGGCCTCCCACTTTACTCCATACTTGTGGAATGCAGAAGATAAGTCAAGTCCAGCCATTCCATAGTCGCTAAGCTTGATCGCAACTGGAACTTCATGGAAAGAATAATCTGCATTTGCTTCATGGACCGTCATTCCATAGTTTGTTGGGTGAAGAGACGAATCAGACCATCCTGAATTTACTCCTCCGCCTGGATATGCTTCCATGATGTCGATCTCTGGACGGCACTTATCGGTAGTACCGGTAGTATTACATGGATGAGCGTACAGCCAAAATGCCGGCCAAGGACCCTTTCCATATGGAAGCTTCGCTTCGATCTCATAATACCCATAAGTTTGAGAGAATTTTCCATCAGTAGTAATATGACGATCTACAAACCCAGCTGCTGGCCATTCTAGCAATGAACCACTTTCAACTGAATAATTGATCGTTGGATCTGATGTAGAATACCAGAGATGATCTGTCCATTTTGTTGAATTTAGTGAAGTGGTATTGAACTCGTCTGAGAATGTAAGAGACCAAGCAGAAGCAGTTTGACCTACAGGACCCGCAGTTGTAGACGTTTGAGTTGTAGTAAGAACACATTTATTATTTGTTAACGTATATCCAGTCTTACAATACTTTACTCCATTTACGAAGTAAGTTCCCAACGCATCATATTGGTCGGCGTTTGCAGCAGCAAGAGTTACCGGTGTTGCTGACATCGTTGCAGCAGTTGAATCTTGTGTTGGTGTCTGGGATCCAGAGCCACCACCGCAAGCTGTTAATAATAAGGCAAATAAAATTGGTAGATATTTCATGTGTTTCTCCTGATTAACCATATACTTTAACATACTATTTACTTCAGGTACATTTTACCAAGGAAATAGTTACCAGTGAGAATAAATATCTGTTTCTAAAGAGCTAACCATGGACCTGATAAAAGAATTGCTTTCCCTTAAAGAAGCTAATTTCACCAAGTATGGAAATAGGCCAGACGTTCAGCACCGCGTCACCAGCAAGGCCGACCTTGACGCCATGGCGGTCAAGCGTAAGCTGCACAAGGAAAAGACCAAGCAACAGATGATCCAGAAGAAAGAGCAAGAAGATGGGATCGACCCTACAAAAGGAGTTGATCTAGATAAGCTTTACATGCTCGCAAATACAGCTGTCGGAGAATGCTTCCCAGACGCAGATCCCTTTGAATATATCCACATTAAGACTAAGGATAAGATCAAGATCGAAAACTTGATGGATTGCTTGGATGCGGCAGTTGCGAAGCACCACAAGGGTGAAGACTATCACCAATGGTTGAGCGAGCTGTGGGATCAATTTGCCGGGGATAATCCTGAGTTTGAAGACTACGGTGGTGATAACAATCCTTGGAGAGACCGTTGAAGCTACACCAACTATTTGAATCTCAATTCTTGACCGATAAGAAAGAGATTAGAGATTGGGTAAAGAATAACCTTAAAACAACAACTCTAAAGGTTGGAGATGAATTTATCAAGATTAAGCCAAATGGAATCGTTGACATATCTAGTTCGCTGATAGTATTAAAGGATGATGTAGAGTATATCAAGGTTCAGTTTGGTAAGGGTGTAACCTTTTGCATAGAACGAAAAAGTAAGCTCCAGTCATTCAAGGGTATACCCAATGATATAACTACCTTAAGCATTAACCTTGATCATCAAATTCCGTTTGATGGAATTGAAAAGGCCGAGATGATGTCTTTCCAATTCGCAAAGTTTGAGTCATTAAAAAATATTCACAAGCACGTTCAGTACTGTAGACAATTCACCCTTCCCCAAGAGCCAACAAAGAACATCCTTGACGTTCTTAAGATTAAGGGGCTAGAAGAAGCTTGGATAACATGCTACACCGGCACCATTAAAATACCACCTGGGCCCAAAAGAGATTACAAGCTAGCGTGTGACATAATCAATAGGGCCGCAGGGGGAAGTAAAGCTGATATCTTGAAAGCCCAAGATGAGCTGCTCGATAACGATCTAGAAGATTACATATGAAGCTCAATGAAATAATGCTATGTGAAGAAACCGTCGTCATGGAGAAGGTAAAAGTTACCCTTTCCAATAAAGAAAAGGTTACACTTACCCTCAATGCCTTGTCATCTGGAGGTAAAAATAATTGGCGTAATCAAGGATATGACCTCATAATACGCAACTCAAAAAACTTCCCAAGATCTGATACTGATGTGCCTAAAGGCCCAACAGTTCATATGGGCTACACCATCCATGATCAAGAAGAGGTCTTACAGAAAATTGCTGATCGAATCTCAAAGGTAGAAGTGGATCTTCCAGACCGTAAGATGTTTGATGAGGAGTTCGCAAAGATCGTCAGTGAAGAAATGAAAAAAGACCGGACAATTGTCTCAGCCGCACAAACTGATTTTAATAAGTGGACAGACAAAGATTGGGATGAGCTTTGGAATAATCCAACTCCTCAAAAAGTTTTTGAATGGGAGCATGGAGGTAAAAATTATAATAACAAATCTTATATTAAGCTTAAAGATATCTCCGTAAAAGATGGAAGGGTGAGCTACGGCAATGAGCAGACCGGTGGGGCGTTCGTATGGAATGCAAATAGAGATCGCTTACCCTTCAAGCTTGATAGCGTATCGAGATTTACTGTATGGGGAAATAATAAGCTTAAGTCAACAGAGGGGTTCCCACTAACATGTGAGAATTTTTCAGTTAAAGATGGTGAATTTACCACGGTAACTAAGATTCCAAAAGGTGGAACCTCACAACAAGTTAGCTTTGAAAATTGTAAAGTTTCAACTTTAGATATTACAGATCAAGGGCATGATAAGCTCTACCTTAAACTTAAAGGTTGCCCTTTAACTTCACTCGACGGTATGCCTAGACGTGTTTCTACATTGGACATTGATAATACCAAGATCGATGACCTTCATAACATTCATAAGAAATTTGATCATCTCTGGGGCATTGATTGTAATTTTGTCACCAAGAATGTTCTTGGTGTTCTGCTGATCCCTGGGTTCGGAAGAATCAATCCTAAAGACTACAAGGTCACTTCTATCGTTGGTAAATACTGTAACAAGGGTAAGGCTGGCGTGATAGAAGCTCAGAATGAGCTAGTTGAAGCTGGGTTAGAGGAGTACGCAGAGCTGTAAGCTCAGCCAGAAGCAGCTCAGCTTCGGCCGTCATCGACTGTTTCTTAACAAAGTTGTCACGCCACGGAATCATCTCAAGGTTCCTCGGGTGAGCGATTATCTCTGGCGGTATACCTCGTTTAAATCCCTCAATGATCGGAACCTTATGGTCCAAGTTTGCCGCGGTCGGATCTAGGTCAACGCGACCACGAACCAAGTTGAGAGGATTGATAAGGTGAGGAAACTTCTTCAACGCCTTTTCAGAGAGCTTTCGAACTACCGATTGATAATCTAAATACTTCTTTAAGTCATAATCACGCTGATACTTCTGTACATAATACTCCATCGCATGAGCCATTCTTTTGGCTGGTCCGCATACTCCACAGATGCTTTTTCTCGATAGAATATTATTAATCTTAGCAGAAAAAGTATGACCGCATTCACGATTGATTACAGTGATCTTGCTGTGAGAGCCCTTATCTATAACATACGTCACGACATCAAACCCGAACTCATCAAGCTTAGCTTTCCATTTGACATCTTGCTCTTGTCTTTTCTTTGCAGTTATACATTTGACACATAAGATAGCATCTATATCTGTGTTCCTTACGTACCCGCATCGCTCACATGATTTTATCATGTGCTATTATATCATATGTTTCCTTCAAGCAAATAAAAACCCCGCCGAATCGGCGGGGTTTAGATTAACCGTGAATCCTAGATTACAGGAAGGTTAAATTGTTGACAACAATTTTCCCGTAGTAATCGGCGCTGTTAGCGAGAGAAGTCGTGTTCTGTACGAACGTGACCTTTCCGTAACGAGTCATGACCATCAGTTGGTTGTTGTAGGTCGTTGGATCCACAACGGTGTTGGACGTCATCAGTGGGACGTACGGGCAGTAGAAATAACCCGAGTCAGTCTCACCACCACCTCCCTTGTAGCCGATCAGGATGATCTCTGACGAGCTGGTTGCGCCACCCGTTACAGATGCGCCTGCAGCGACGGTTCCAAAGGAAGCGTTGAACAGGAAGCTGTAAACCTTGATGGTGCCGTTGAGGGTACCGACGAGGCGGGTGTTGTTCGGGCCTTCGAACGATCCGGAGACAGCTGGTGCGAACACCGACTTAGCAGCGGATTGCAGGAGAGACACGATCTGCGGGGAGACAACGATAAAGTTACCAGCACCACGACGGGTCTTAGCAGCAATTTCGTTTGCAACCTTGTTGATCAAAACACCGAGAACGGCGTGGCGATCACCAACGTAGTGCGGAACACCCGTGAAGGTACCGGACATGTCGAAGGTTTCGGTTGTACCAGCCAGGCGGATCAGGTCGGTAACGATTTCGTTGTCGATTTCGTGTACGATCTCTGCCGACAGAGCTTGGGTGATTTCCGCTTCCAGGTCGAGGCCGTGCTGGGAAGACAGATCTTGCATTGCTTCGATCGTCCACTTAGCTTGCAGCTTACGAGTCTTAGCGATCACCGGCTGGCGGAGAACTTGCAGACCCATATTACGTCCTGTAAAGGATTCCATGTCGATCACATCGCCGGCGTTACCGTCGAGAGTTTGTGACATGGAGAAGGTAGTTCCACCTGGAGCATACTGATTACCTGGTCCAGATCCAGTACCGGTAGCGATACCGTCTGCATCATAAACTGGGTTACCAACGGCGCCAGAAGCGGTACCACCGGAGTAGAAACGACGCATCTTAGATGCGTACGGAGCGGTACTCGAAGTGTTACCAAAAACTTCGTCACCAACTGCGATGTCACCACCGTTTGCGGTTTCTGCGGTTGTTGCTGTGTTGCGGTAGGTAAAGCGCAGCGAGAAGACGAGGCCCGTAGGTCCGGTCATCGGCTGAACACCAACCAGCTCAGTAGCGATTGTTCCCGGGATAATACGACGAATCATCGGGAGAATGATTTTCTGGAAAGACGATACGTTACCTGTGGAGGTAGTATCGGCGCCAGCAGTTTCAGACAGGTACTTGGCTTGGTTATCAAGCACCGTTGAAACGATCGAAGCACGGCGTGGATCAAGACCCTCTAGGAGGGCGGACTTGGTCTCATTCCAATTTTCGAAGAGTTCCTTCATGGTGAAGCTCCTTGGTTAAGATTACTTGCTTAAACCAGCCAGTTTTCGCATGCGCTGCATGTGGAGTAACTGTTGATCGCTAGGTTTTGCTACTTCTTGCTCTACGAGAGGTGGTTCGTCGTTACCTGTTACCAAGGTCGAAACCTTAACTGGAGGTACTACGCTTTCAACTACTGGTTGAGCTGGCTTTTGTGGTTCTACTACAGTTTCTTTAAGAACACGGCTAATGTAAACATTAAACGATTCTTCAAGCTTTTCAGTTGCGACGTTTGAGAGAATGATCTTCATCTGTTCGCGAGCGTTGCCGCTCAGTGGCTTCAGAAGTTCTTCCATCTTTGCGGTGCGGGATTCGGCAAGAGCCGCGCGTTCCATCTCGTAGATCTTGCGTTCTGCGTCAGCGAGCTTGTCCTTGGCTTCAGCCAAGTCCGACTCTGCAGTACCAAGATCCGCCTTACGGAAGGACTTGAATTCTGCTTCAACAGCTTCAAAAATCTTACGACCGAACTCGAGCTTCTTAACCTGGTCAATGTCTTCCTTCAACTCAGCCATCTCTTCATCAAGACGAACTTCAAGGAATGCATCGATCTTATCGACGAGTTGATTCAGCTGCTCACCGAGCGTCTGGGCCAGTTTCTCTTTTTCTTCAACGATCTTTTCGGCATGCTCAACTTCCAAATCACGGAACTTGTTGATGTCGTCCTTCAGCTCGTTAAATTCTTTATCCAAAAACTGTTCAACTTTTGCGTCGACACTTTCCGCAAGCTCTTCTCGTGCCTTGACGAATTCTTCGGCAAGGTGAGAACGAATCTCGACTTCCAGCTTTGAACGCTCTTCGGCTAGAAATGCATCAACGGTTGATTTCAACTGTTCTGCGATTTCAGCTTTAGTTTCTTCGCTGAGTAGGTCGGATCCAAGCAGTTTCTTCAGGATTTCATCCATGCTTGCTTCTCCGGTTAGGGTTGAGACGATTAGTCTAAGTTATTACGGAAAATATTTATCTACAAGCAGGAATTCTCTTGCATTTTGGTGCAAAATTGGGATGTTAGGAAGAATTTCCTACCCGATCAGATAGGAAATTTGATTGACTTTCGAAAAGATGACCGGTAGCTTGCTAAAATTACCGGTTGAAGCGATTATTCTTCCGAGACGTTATCAAACGTAGCGATACGCTTGAGGTCTGAAAATGTAGTCGTAGCGCGTAAGTCGTTGGTGCTAAAGTTAAAAACTATGTTACCGTTCACATCTTGATTGTTCTCGATCGCCACATTATTACGGTCTGCCCAGCTGGTGATGCGGGCGCGATCAGCGCCAGAGTTAGGCTTGATTGTAAAGTTGCTCATTATAGTATTTCCTTAGGTTAACTTACAGATGCATCTACAGCTGGGGCTGCTGATGCTTGGGCACTTCCACCGATATCATCGACATCACCGTCATTATCTTGTCCATCATGATCTCCGATACCAATTCCATATGCCGGGAAGAAGGAGAGATGTCCTTGAGGGTGCCAGGCTGCCTTCACATCATGACTGACTCGGTGAACCTTACCATCTGGAGTTAAATTCAACATTGATGCTAGCTTTGGGGTCATGTGATGAGCTCCGTCTAACACCATCGGATGGTGTGATTCATAGCTTTCTTTTAGCTTTTTAGTTGGTGCCAGTTCTTTCGAACCAAGCGCCAACAGCTCTTTAATCAAATCCATTTTAGCCTTTCCAACAATTCTTTAATTAGCGATAGCGATTCATCCATGGTATCGAACTCATCATTATCTACCACGTTATGAATCATTAGCTCAAAATGAGCGCTAGTTTTAACCCGCAGCTCCTTGATAAAATCAGAGCGAGAACCTTTCCAGTTCGTCATCTCGATCTCCATGTATCCACGGCTATCTCGCTGCTTAATGATTCGATACTTCTTTTCTTCGCAATAGTCCTCTATCGCGTTTCTATCTCTAGAAGTTTCTGGATCGATTACGATAGATTCATCCATAGTTTTACTTTAATGAAGGGTACATTGTTAATAGTTTCTGTTTAGAGATTGATTGAGCTATAGTTTCATCATCTCCCCAATCGTAATCTTCACTAAGCATAAATTCAATGATGTCGCGTTTTGGACCGCTTAAAGAAACAAAGCTCGTTGAATTATTTTTTCTTGGAGATAATGTAAATTCAATCGTAGGATATTTCTTATGAAGAGTCTTAAGGTCTTGTGGACGGGCCTGAGCCATCTCAGCTTCTATAGAAACGTGAGATGATTCAAGAATTTCTAGCAATCCTTCGAGGAATTTCATAATTATTTCTTCAGCTGTTGGCCAGTTAGCTCTTCAAAGAACTTAAACAGCTCTTTCTTGAAGTACTTTTGAGCGCTCATGTCATTGATGACTGCTTCAGCGAGGGTCATGATCTTGGTCTCATCGTTGAGCGCTTCCATCACGTGACCAGGATAAGCATTTGGCGCTGATGGAGTTGCCACCACGTCAACGGTTACCAGCGAGAAACCAGAAACTTTTCCTTCAACAACGTTACCGCTTCCACGGGAGGATACGCCAAGCTTACCGCCGGCCTCCAGGATCGCCTTAACGATCTGTCCCTTTGGATGGTTCTCGATGATTCGAGCCTTACCGATCGCATTAGATCCTTCCATGTGCATCTCGGTGATGATGTGAGAAACGTTGTTCAGGTCGATCTGTAAGTTATCAGGGTGATTCAGCTCGCCGTAGACGGTAGAACCTTCCTTGATCCTCTTGTTAATTCCGTTGACCGCCGCGGAGATCTCCGCTAAAGGATAAACGCGACCGTTGCCGTTGAGCAAGTCGGCTTGCATAAAGATACCAGACAAGTATGAGGCTTTTGAAGAGTGGTGTTCTTCTACCATCAAGTTTGCCGTACCTGGCAAGATTTTTTCAATCAGTACTAATTGTGATTTTGACATTTTCTCTCCGCTAAGCGAAAGTTACATGGAAGTTATTTATGAATGAGTCCCCAAATTATGAGGATCTCACTCAACTTTAGACCTTGTCTATTTGACTACCAACATCATTTGATGATTGATCTCCGCCTTCATCCTTAGCTGGGGCTTCTTCGGCGTTCTCATCTCCACCTTTCATGCTTTTCTCACCATCAGGAGCTGCTTCATCAGCGGCAGGTTCCTTCTTACCTCCTTCTTCGCCTTCATCCTTCAAGTCAGATGTCGCTTCGGTTTCATCAGATGCTTCTGGCTCCTTCTTGGTTTCATCTGTGAAGTCCTCGTAAGAATCATCGACCTTAATCTCTGGGCGGTTCTCAATCCATTGCTTGTCATACATCATGCGCAGGTCATTCAAGCGCTCAGAAACACCACCATCTGGGATTGCACGTTCTTGCTTGAGCATCGATTCGTTCTCTTGAATATCATCCTCTGATAAGCCTAGATAGTGCATCAACTTGAAGCGCTCTGATAGAACCTCTACGTCCTTCAAGGATGTGTAATTAGCGATCATCTTCTCATCAACTTCAGCCTGCTTGTACTTGGTGAAGTTTTGAGGATCTACTAACTTGATCTTGAACAGTTGATGATCTATATTCAACCCAGCCGACTTCATGTACGCCTTGAAGTGGCTGTCAAAGGTATCATTCAGCTTACCTTGAAGCCTAGAGATATAGTTCGCGAACCGAAGCTCTTCGATGTATGCTACACCAACCTTACCATCAGCGATCGCGATGCCGCCATCAGAACCACCGCGCATGTACGATGATGGAATCCTCAAACCCTGGAGGAATTTGTTTTGGAAGAAGTTCAAGTCGGCGATCTCGCCGAGATTCTCGCCACCTGATAAAGTTTCAACCCTAGACCCTCTACCCTCTGATGTTGTTGAAAAGAAATAATCTTCAATCATCGAGTTCTTCGTGAACACTCCAGCTTCAAGAGCAAACGTATGATATGAGTGATACTTGTGATCCCCATCAATCGTGATACACCCGGTGTCTTGTTTTTCAGCTAAGAGCTCAACGCTTAGCACTCTATGATTATAAGTAGCAGCAGCTTGCTTAAAGTGTTTCCAGCCAGCGTATCCATATTGACTATAAATCTTCTGTAAAACTTTTTCGGAGAGCTTACCATTAAACTTCACTCCACTCTTACCAATAGAATTTTTATTTGCTTCAAATAGAAGTCTTGAAATCAAAGGATCAGCTGCTCCAATTTTAAGAGCTTGCTTTCGATCAAGATCTTGCATTACAACTAGCTGCGTCAATCGCCCTACCACGTCACGCGGAACATTGATATGAGCATTATTGAGCTTCATACCATTTTTAAGGTTTGACGTAATGTGTTCATTGAACACCGGATCTTGTTTCATCCTAGCCGAACGTTTTTCTCCAGCAAGTTTTCTAGATTCTTGAATCTTTTCTACCCAGGTAGAATCTTGTGAAAGTCGTTTAACCCACTCGTTGATTCTAATTGTTGCGTCAACTGAAATTTTTGATCGTTGTTCAGCTGATAACCCAGCATAATAGCGCTCAAGTCCACTTGATATCTTTAGCTTAAGCTCAGCCAACTTACTTGCGTTTCCTTTGATCGCAGACCACCATTCTTTTTTCGTCAACTTATGATAAAGCATGTGATCTACTTTATTCATCCATTGAAGATTTATGGGGTGATTATTTTTTGAATCATAGTCCTTATGGTGAACAACGGTCTTCTCTTCACCTAAGAACTCTGGAGAGAATGTCATCTCCTGGTGCTTATTGATGCTCTTAAAAAATTCGCCAACGATTCGATGGGTGAATTTCCAAGTGTTAGACTCATGATCAAAGACCTGCTGATAGCTCGATCCTGATCCGATCTTCTTCTCACGGATTTCATATGAAATTAGAGAATCAGATGGAAGAAGATCAATGGCTTGAACAAATCCTCGATTCAACGTAGGAAATTTATGATCTGGCGTACATGTAATCGTCTTACCATTATCGAGGTTGATCTTAACGATATCAGCATCTTTGCGAGTGACTCCAGCCCAAGATATCAATCCTGGAGCTATCTTCCCTGAGCTAGGATCGGTCGAATAAACCCAATTTTGACGTCCTTCTGCTTGCTCAAGAATGAGCTCATACAGTGGAAGAGTACGACCGTCAAGAAGAGGAATCTTCGTGTCGAGTGTCAAACACATTGGATTATAGACAGAGTCGACCTTGTCTGTTCCACCAGTTTCATTTGGAATACGTTTTTGTTTCATCTCGAGCTTGATCGCTTCAAGATATGCCTTAACGCGCTGCGGAGGCATATTTCCAGTGTCAATGAAGAAAACACGGCGCTCAGGAGCACGAACGATACGATAGATAATGACAGAATCTTCAAGGAGAGATAGGTGGCGGAATGCTTTAACGCAGGCAGAAAGAACAGATTCTCCGAACGGACCCGATTCTCCCATCGAGCTCGTCATTGAAAAGTGTACTATGCCAGCGGCTGGCAGCATGACAACGTCGCCGAAAGCTCCTTGTTTATTCTTTTCTCCAACACGTACGTGATAATGTTCTGGCTTACCATCCTCATCTATCGAGATACCGATGATATCGCTAGGATCGATGTATTGCCACTTTTTAAAGTCAGATGTTTTACGGAAGAAACAATCTCCGAACATGACCGTAGTGCGAGCGATGTCGAATAGGATAGTATTAAAGTCTTGCGTTTCAGACCAGTGTCGAAGCGCCGCGCGAACCGTCATCGTGATAGACTCTGGAACCTCTTCATTATTTTCATTCTGGTACATGATCTCAAACGGAAGGTTTGTCTTTCCGTTAATAGGAGTCATTTCCTCCGCGATCGTGTCGAGCGACCTAGCGACGAAGACGTCGCTGTCCATATTCTTATATTGGTTATATTTTGAGAACCTTGAGGAGGCTCCCTTCATAACCTTTGTGTACCACGAAAAGTTACTGTAAAGCTTTGCGGCTTCAGGACTTGTAGCGTTGTATTGAACCTTCGACGACGCCGGCTTTACGATGCGCCAAAAGTCTGTAAATGTACCTGCCATGATTATCCTTTTGTTATAAGTGAATCCATAGTATTATTTATGTGTGTCTGGAAACGCACGATTTCTAGAGTCCACTTTAAGAACCGTTCAAGTTAGACGTTCTGTCTCTTTGGAATGAACTAGGGTTAGGTCCAACACGATTTGAAGCTCCAGTGTTTTGTGCGATCAGCTCAAGTAAATCAGTTTGTTTCTTCAGCTCACTTACTGGATCTTGTTGTGCATCAAATGATGGAGGATTGGCGACGGTTGGTGGTATTGTTGCTGTTCCTGGTTTTGATCCTGGGGTAGGCAATGCTGATACGCCGGTTACCGGTGAGGTATTGAGCGCTGCCATCTTTGGATCTAATCCTTGACCCATCATAGCTGTTGCCGTTTGCGGGTTCATGATGCTGCCAGTCGCAGTTTGCGGGTTCATGATGCTGCCAGTCGCAGTTTGCGGGTTCATGATGCTGCCAGTCGGCATGGTGTTCAATTGTGGAAGTTGAGAATCAGTGGCTAATGTTGATCCTTGAGTCACATTCCCGAGAGCATTATTGCGATATGCTAAAACATCTTGAACTTCATTGCCATACCTATCTTGAACGCTTTGAATTTGATTTTGTGAAGATCCATTACCTTGCATCGCACGTAGAGCATACTGGGATCTTGATTGATAAAGTTGTTTAATCTTATCTTCAGGAGACATCTGACCCCAACCTGGATTGCTTGTTGCTTTAGATAAGATAGAAGATACTCCATCTCCAGAGTGTTGAACAGATGTGCTCCAGATCGCCTGTTGCATACCTGGATCAGACATATCGATACCCATTGAAGCTGCTTTTTGCGCGGCTGGATCATAGTGGGTTTGCTTAATAAAGTCATGCTGAGCTTGTCCGAAGCCTGGATCAGTAGAGGCTAGTTGCTTCCAGCGATCATTAAATTCTTTGGAGCCTGGTTGTAATCCTTGGAATTGTGCACCATATTGGCTACTTTGAAGGAATTTGCTAAGTGTTCCCATCTTACTAGACAATTGGTAAGTTCCATAGCTTGCGCCACCTGCGTCGCCTACTCCTGTAGAAATTGTGCCGGCACCACCCTTACCGCTCTCATATTTTTTGGATACCGACCCTAATTGATCTTGATCAATTACCTTTCCGTCTGGACCGATTCGAGCATCTGGCTTTAGTTGCACGCTACCAAGATGTTTCTTTTCATTATTACCGGTCATTCCGCCAAGAACAGATCCAGCACCCTGTCCTAACATAGACGCGCCAAAGCTCAATAATCCACCAGAAGCAAGCCCTACAGCTCCACCTACTGAGCCACCAAGCCCTCCACCCATCTTCTCATTGCGTTCTTTTAGGGTGATCTTTCCATTCTCGTAGTCTCTTCCAGCTGAGTAGATGTCCCAGAGTGAAGTTCCAATTCCAAGTCCTGCTAATCCTTTTCCTGCTATAGATCCGCCAGCCTTTAATTTTGACATGCCAGTGGCACCTTTTACACCCGATGCAGCGGCGCCAGCCGCCCCCGCTGCTCCGGCTACAGCTCCTCCACCAGCAGCCGCAGCCCCACCAGCAGCCGCAGCCCCACCAGCAGCCGCAGCCCCACCAGCAGTAGCAATTCCTGCTTCTGAAGCAGCCATAGCTGTAGCAGCTTCACCAGCAA